GTTTAGTAATTGGAAGTGCTACAAGTATTACAGATGTTGATACAGATTTAACATCTGTTTCAGGAAGTGATGATACATTAGCTAGTGCTAAAGCAATTAAAACATATGTTGATGCACAAGTTACAGCTAGTGATTTAGATTTTTCTGGTGATAGTGGTGGTTCTCAATCTATTGATTTAGATTCACAATCATTAACATTAACTGGTGGAACTGGTATTGATACTACAGGTTCTGCACAAACAATGACATTTGCAATTGATTCTACAGTTGCAACATTAACAGGTTCTCAAATATTAACAAATAAAACTATTGATGTAGATAATAATACAGTATCTAATATTGAAGTTGATAATTTAAAATCTGGAGTATTAGATACAGATATTACTTCAGTATCTTCTTCAGATGATACACTTGCTTCTGCAAAAGCTATTAAGACTTATGTAGATGCTCAAGTTGCTACAATTCCTACTGGAGATATAACTTCAGTTGTTGCAGGTGATGGTTTAACTGGTGGTGGTGTATCTGGTGATGTAACATTAAATGTAGTTGGTGGTACAGGTATTGATGCTAATGCAAATGATATTGCTATTGATTCTACAGTAGCTACACTTACAGGTTCACAAACTTTAACAAATAAAGTTTTAACAAGTCCTACTTTAACAAGTCCAGTACTTAATACAAGTTTAAGTGGTACAGCATTTAAAGATGAAGATGATATGTCATCTGATTCAGCTACTGCAGTTGCATCTCAACAATCTATTAAAGCATATGTTGATAATGAAATAGCAAGTGTTCCAATAGGAGATATTACAGCAGTAACTGCAGGTACAGGTTTATCTGGAGGTGGTTCTACAGGTGCAGTATCTTTAGCTATTGATTCTACAGTTGCTACTTTAACTGGTTCTCAAATTTTAACAAATAAATCAATAGACTCAGATAATAATACAATTACTAATATAGTTAATGCTGATATTAAAGCAGCAGCAGCTATTGATGCTACTAAGATAGCAGATGGTAGTGTAACAAGTACAGAGTTTCAATTTATTAATACTTTATCATCTAATGCTCAAACACAGATAGATGCTAAACAAGCAACTATTGATTCATCTAATAGATTAAATGCTAATTTAATACATGATGGCTCAGTAGATAATACAGAATTTGGTTTCTTAGATGGAGTAACTTCATCTATTCAAACTCAAATAAACACAGCTAATACTAATATTAGTAATAAAGCTAGTAATGGTTTTGCAGTAGCAATGGCTATTGCATTATAGATTGTGTTGACAATATGACAAAAAAAAGGTATAATTAGGATAATTCTATGGCACAAGATTTTGAAAGAACTTTACAACAAAATATCTCAAACAGCTCTGGGTCTCCTACAACATTAAGAGCAGCAGCAGATTCTGATGATGCTATCATAGGTGTTAGATGTGTTAACACTTCAGGTACATCAGTTAATGTTACTGTTTATGTAGAGAACAGTTCTACTAATTATCATATTATTAAAGATGCACCTATCCCTACAGGTGGTTCTTTAGAATTAATTGATGGTGGTTCTAAAGTTGTTTTACAATCTGGAGATGCAGTTAAAGCTTTTGCTTCAGCAGCTTCTTCTGTTGATATTATAACAAGTGTTGTAGATACTATCTCAGCATAATAAAGGAAATAATAAATGCCCTATATAGGTAAAGCTCCTGCTAATGCAGCATTAACAGCAGATGATTTAGAAAATAATATTGTTACAGCAGATAAGATTGCTAGTAATGCTGTTACTACTGTTAAAGTAAATGCAGATGCTGTTACAAAAGATAAAACAGAATTTATATCAGATGGCACAGCAGGTTTAGAAATTAAAGGGGATGGGTCAAGTGTTGATGGTTACATTCAATTAAACTGTCATGTTAATACTCATGGTGTAAAAATTAAAGCACCTCCACATTCTGCTTCTGCTACATATACACTTACTCTTCCAAATAATACAGGAAGTTCAGGACAAGTTCTTTCTACAAATGGTTCTGGTGATTTAAGTTTTATTGATGCTGTTGAAACAAAACCAACTATAGCAAATGTATCTCAAACAATTGCACCCTCTACAGCTACAGATATAAATATTACTGGAACAAATTTTAGTGGAATACCTAGAGTAGAATTTATTAAAACTACAGGAGCAGTTGTAACTGCTAACTCTGTAAGTTTAACAAATGCTACTACACTTGCAGTAAATGTTACATTAGCAAATGGTAGTTATTATGTAAGAATAGAATTAGATGATGGTAATGCAGCTAGAAGTACAAACGCAATTATAACTGCAAGTACATCTCCTACATGGTCAACATCAGCAGGTTCATTAGGAACTATAGCAGGAGATTTTTCTGGAACTGTAGCAACAGTTGCAGCAACTTCAGATAGTGCAATTACATATTCAGAAACTACATCTGTATTAACAAATGCATCACAAGCAAATTGTGCATTAAATAGTTCTACAGGTGCTATAACAACAACAGATTTTGGTGGTAGTTCAACTACTGCTACAACATATACATTTACTTTAAGAGCAACAGATGCAGAAGGTCAAACTGCTGACAGAAGTTTTACTTTAACTTCTAGCTTTGGTGCAACAGGGGGAGCATTATTCCCATAGGAGAATATTAATATTATGGCTTATTTAACTAGAACACCATCATCAGCAGGTAACAGAAAAACATTTACTATATCAGCTTGGTTAAAACCAAATGTACCAGGTTCTGGTGCTATATCTATGTTTAGTGCTTGGAGTGCAGATAATGTTGCAGGACATTTTGTTTGGAGAATAAAAGCTGATGGTACAATAGGTTGGTCAAGATGGAGTGATGATAGTTATTCAACTAGAAAATTATTGGATACAAATGCTTGGTATCATTGTGTTATTGCAGTAGATACTACACAAAGTACAGCAGCAGACAGAGTTAAACTATATGTTAATAATGAACAAATAACATCTTTCAGTGTTGGTCCTAACTATCCTGCACAAAATACTGACTTACCAGTTAATAATACAAATAGTCAAACTATAGGTTTAAATAATTATTCTTCTGGTGGAAATGATTATAAAGGTTATATGTCTCATTTTCATTTAGTAGATGGAACAGCTTTAACACCATCAGCATTTGGTTCAACAGATGCAACAACTGGAGAATGGAAAATAAATACTTCTCCTAGTGTGACTTATGGAACTTGTGGTTTCTTTATGTTTAAAGATGACAACTCTGCAAATGATGATAGTGGTCAAAGTAATAATTTTAGTTTAAGTGGTACACTTCCAAAATCAGAAGATTGTCCAAGTAATGTTTTTAATACATTAAATCCTTTAGCAGTAGGAAGTTCTGCTCCAACTTTTTCAATGGGCAATAATAGAGTTAATGGAACAGCAGGTGCATATCAATTTTCATGTGGAACTATTGCAGTTCCATTAACAGGTAAATGGTATTGGGAAGTAAAAGCTAATGACAATGTAAATGGTTCATCTACTGAATACCTTATAGGTGCTGTTTTAGAAAGTAGATTACAATCATCAAGTAACTTTGCAGAGTTTGCTGCTGATGGTATAAGTCAATATGGAAGTGTAGGAAGTGGTATAGCTCAAAATGATATAATAGGTGTTTCAGTTGATAGAACTGCTGCTACATTAAAAATATATAAAAATAATTCATTAATTGTTACTAAATCAAGTTTACCTGCAGAATTAATATTTCCTATGGTAACTGTTTATGGAAGTGTAAGTGCAGATGCTAATTTTGGTAATGGCTATTTTGGTGGCACAGCAATATCTAGTGCAGGAACTAATGCTAGTAATTTAGGAATATTTGAGTATGATGTAATACCAAGTGATGCAACAGCTATTTGTACGAAAGGATTAAACGAATAATATGGCATACACAACAATTAATAAATCTGGAGATTATTTTAAAACTAAACTTTATACAGGAACAGGAAGTTCTAATGCCATTACTGGTGTTGGTTTTCAACCTGATTGGACTTGGATAAAAAATAGAGATACTACACATGACCATATTTTAACTGATGTAGTAAGAGGTGTTACAAAAGATATTAGGTCAAATAATACTGATGCAGAAGCAACTGATTCAAATGGTTTAACTGCTTTTGGAACTGATGGATTTACTGTTGGCTCAAAAGCCAATATTAATAATAGTGGAAGTAAAATTGTATCTTGGAACTGGAAAGCAGGTAATTCTCAAGGTTCATCTAATACAGATGGTTCTATAAATACTACTTACACATCTGTTAATACGACAGCAGGTTTTTCAATATCAACTTATACAGGAACAGGAAGTAATGCTACAGTTGGTCATGGTTTAGGTGTTGCTCCAAAAATGATTATTATAAAAAATTTAAGTGATAGTAGTGGTCATTGGAGAGTTTATCATGCTTCAGTAGGTAATACTAAATATCTTGATTTCGACAATACTGGAGCTGCTATTACATCATCTATTGTATTTAATAACACAACACCAACAAATACAGTTTTTTCTATTGGTTCTGATAGTAGAGCAAATGGAAATGGAAATAATATGGTTGCTTATTGCTTCGCAGAAAAAACTGGATATAGCAAGTTTGGTTCTTATACTGGTACTGGTAGTGATGGTAGAACATTTGTTTATACAGGATTTAGACCAGAATTTGTTATAGTTAAAAGATATAATAATACTGAAGAATGGCAAATGACAGACGCAGCAAGAGATAAAGATGTGTCTCCTAATTTTGCAAGATTAAAAGTAGATAATAGTACAGCAGAATCTACAAATACTACTTGGGCTAAAATAGAAAAGTTTTCAAATGGTTTTAGACTTGGTGGTACTGATACAGTTACTAATGGTTCAGGAGATTCATACATCTACATGGCATTTGGTCAATCATTAGTAGGTTCAAATAATGTACCATGTACAGCAAGGTAATAAAATAATATGGCAATAATAAAAATTAGAAACGCAGCAATAGATTTAGACGCAGCAGAGATTCCTAATATTGATGCAGCAAAAATAACAAGTGGTTCTTTTGCAGATGCAAGAATACCAAACTTAGCAACATCTAAAATTACTTCAGGTACTTTTGCAGATGCTCGTATAGCAGCATCAAGTGTTAATCAACACGCAACATCATTTGATGATAATAAAATTATTAATGATATTTCTACACTTGCTTTAAGACAATCAAGTAATGAAAACAAAGCAGCTTACAATACTAACTCAATGTATGTTGATGTATTCCAAGATGCTACTGGAATTACAAGTTTAACTAATGCTATAAGAGATAATAATGAATTTATTTCAACTGTATCTGTTTCGGCAGGTTCTTATGAAACAGGAAATAGGACTAGCACATATACAATAACTATGCCAGATATTACTGTTGTAGGTGGTAGTGTTTCTAAACTTGTAGATGGAGATTATTCAACAGGTAATAGTTCAACAAGTTTTTATTGGAGTCCTGGAACAAATGCTGGAAATGATAGAATTAATTTTGATTTAGGTAGTGGTAATTCTAAAGTTTATGTTGGTGCAAGATGGATACAAGATAGTACCGATACACATGGAACTTGGAAATGGCAAGGTTCTAATGATAACGCAAATTTTACAGATTTAAGTTCAAATTTTACTTTAGGGGGTTCAACTTCTTTTCAAGAACAGCTTTGGTCTAATACTAATGCTTTTAGATATATACATTTACGAGCTGTAAGTGGTTCAAGAAGTAATGGTTCTTGGAATAAAGAAGCTGAATTTAAAGTGGCAACAGTGACAGCTAATGCAACTGGTTCATTTGAAAGCAATGCAATCACAGCTTCATCTTCAACATCTAAGATGGGAGCAATCATCACATATCAAAATAATGCTGGAACGAATGCTTTAAACTCTGACATTGTTTTAAAACTTTCTGCTGATGGTGGTTCTAACTACGCAACAGCTACATTAGTTGCTATGCCAGACTTTGCAACAGGAATTAAAATGGCAAAAGTAAATGACTTGAGTGTAACATCAGGAACAAGTTTAAAATACAAAATAGAATTTGCTAATCAAGCTAGTGGAAGTAAAGAAGCTAGAATCAGAGGAGTATCATTACAATATTAATATGGCTTACATAGGACAAAATTTAGATAGATTTAGTAATGTAGAAAAGCTAGATGCTATAACACCAGCTACTTCAACAGGTGCTGGTCCTTATAATTTAACAGGTTTATTATCAACTCCTGTTGACAATTCAGTTTCAACTGCTAAAATAGTAGATAGTAATGTTACTACAGCAAAAATTGCAAATGATGCAGTTACTAATGCTAAAATTTTAAATGAATCAATTACAATAAATGGTTCAGCAGTAGCTTTAGGTGGAAGTGTTACAATCGGAGAAACTAAACCTACTATATCATCTATCTCACCTACAGTAATTACTAATGCACAAACTGCAGTAACTATTAATGGTGGTAATTTTATATCAGTACCAATAGTTGAAGCTATAAATTCAAGTGGAGCAATTACACAAGCTGATTCAGTTTCATTTACTTCATCTAGTCAAATAGTTGCTACATTTACTTTACCTACAGATGGTACATATTTTATTAGAATTGAAAACAATGATGGTAATGCTGTTAGAAGTTCAAGTGCATTATTAACAGTATCAGATGTTCCTGCTTGGGTAACAAGTGCTGGTTCACTAGGTTCATTTTCTGGTGGTTCAAGTTTTGGAACAATTACATTAACAGCTACTAATTCAGTATCAATGGCAAAAACATCTGGAACTCTTCCAGGTGGTATGACATTAAATAGTGGTTCAGGTTCTTCAACATTAACAGGAACAGAATCTGGTGCTACATCCGATACACAATACAGTTTTACAATAAGAGCTACAGATGCAGAAGGACAAACTGCTGATAGAGCTTTTACAATAACAATTACTTTAGGAGCAAATAACTCAGGAAGATTTAACTAGGATAATATTATGGCAAACAGTTATTTATCGAGAACACCATCATCAGCAGGTAATAGAAGAACTTGGACATGGAGTTGTTGGGTTCAAAGGTCTTTAGTTAGTTCTGGAACTCAAACATTATTTAGAGTTGGTCAAAATGACCAATTAAGATTTAATTCTAGTAATCAATTAGATTGGTATACTAATAATGCTTCAGCTAGATTAATAACAACCAGAACATTTAGAGATAGTTCAGCATGGTATCATATAATGGCAGTTATGGATACTACTCAAGGAACTAGCTCAAACAGAATGAAAATTTATGTTAATGGAACTCAAGAAACTTCTTTTGGTACAGCTAACTATCCATCTCAAGATTTTGATACAGATGTTAATAATACTACTGTAACAGGTATAGGTTACGCACCATTAACCACCAATGAATATTTTGATGGTTATATGAGTCATGTAGCTTTAGTAGATGGTACTGCTTTAACACCAACAACTTTTGGTGAAACAGATTCTACATCAGGTATTTGGAAATTTAAATCACCATCAACAACTTGGGGTACAAATGGTTTTCATTTAAAATTTGAAAATTCTGGAAACATGGGTTTAGATAGTTCAGGTCAAGGAAACAATTTTTCATCTGGTGGAAATTTAAAACAAAGTTTATCTAATCCAACAAATATTTATAGTACATTAAGTAATCAAATAGCTCCTTGGGCAAGTAGTACAGTTGCGACTAATGGAAATAGTACTATTACCTGTCCTAGTGGAACTGAGGGTGTATCAATGGTAACTATCGGTGTGAACACTGGTAAATGGTATTGTGAAATGAAACAAGGTGATAGTAATGATGTTTATATTGGAGTCGGTGCAGAAACATTTATTAGTGATAATTTACTTAATCTTTACTCTGGTGCAACTCACAATGCTACAACTGGACTTTTAGTAAAACATTCTAATGGTACAAGATATGTAAATGGAAGTAGTTCATCAGGTATTTTTGCATCAACTGGTTCTGGTGATGTTACAGGTATAGCATTAGATTTAGATGCTGCAACAAGAACAGTTACATTTTACAAAAATGGAGTTGCAGATAGTGCAGGTTCACAAAACTTACCAACCAATATGCAATCAGGTTTTTTATTTCCAGTGTGTATGGTTCTTGATGATAGTATAGTACATTTAAATACAGGTGATGGGTTTTTTGGAACCACTGCAATAACTTCTGCAGGTTCAAATGGTAATGGAAGTTTATTTGAATTTGATTGCCCAGCAAATCATTATGCAATTAATACAAAAAATTTAAATACTTATGGATAGGATATAATATGGCATACGCAACTTTTAATAAACCAAGTTTACAATTTAATACTAAACTTTATGCAGGAAATGGTTCAACACAATCAATAACAGGTGTTGGATTTCAACCTGATTTTATATGGCAAAAAGAAAGAGATGGTGGTAGTTATCATGTTATAACAGATTCAGTTAGAGGTAATACTAAACAGTTATTTCCAAATGTTGGTGCAGGAGAAGCAACAGATTCTAATTACATAACTTCTTTTGGTAGTGATGGATTTGGTCAAGGTCAAAATAATGACACAAATGAAAGTGGTAAAAATTATGTATCATGGAATTGGAAAGCAGGTAACTCAGCAGGTTCAGCTAATTCAGATGGTAGTATATCAACTACTGTTTCTGTAAATACGACAGCAGGTTTTTCAATAGTTAAATGGACAGGTACAGGTTCAGCAGGAACTTTAGGACATGGATTGGGAGCTGTTCCTAAAACAATTTGGGTTAAAAAATCAAGTCAAAGTGATGATTGGTTTATTTGGCATGAAGGTTTAGGTGCAGAAGGAAAATTAAATTTTAATAATAATTCTGCTAATCAAAATGATGCAGGATATTGGAACAATACATTACCAACAAATCAAGTTTTTTCTGTAACATCTAATGGTGCTAATAATGCTAGTGGACAAACTTACATAGCTTATTGTTTTACAAATAAAACTGGTTTTAGCCATTTTGGAACTTACAAAGGAAATGGGTCAAGTAGTAATGCAGCTTTTGTTGGTGGAACATTTGTATATACTGGTTTTAAACCTGCACTTATTATGGGTAAATATAGAGATGGTACAGGAAATTGGTATATGTGGGATAATAAAAGATTAGGATACAATAGAGATAACAATAAACTAATGACAAGTGATGCTGCTGCAGAAACAACAGAAGATTGGATTGATATATATTCTAATGGTTTTAAATTTTTTAATAATAATGGTGATTTTAATTATGCAAATTATGGTTTTATTTTTATGGCTTGGGCAGCAGAACCATTAGTAGCTAATGTAGGAGAGAGTATACCAGCTACAGCAAGATAATGGCTAAGAAGTTTAAAGATTTTGTACAACATGAACGAATACAAAAAGGTAGTTCACAAGGAAGAAAACCAAATACAAGTAGTATGAATAAACATAAACGAAGACAAACTGGTGTAAAAATTTATAAAGGACAAGGAAGATAATGGCAAGAAAGTCAGCAACAGAAGTTAAGATAGATTTTTTAGTTAGAGAAGTAAAAGAACTCAAAGCTGAAACTAAATGTCTAAGAGCTGACATTAACAAAGGTAAAGGTGCTATATGGATATTATTAGTACTGGCTACAGTAATAGGAAGTGCATATAATTTTTTTATTAAGTAAGGTAAAATATGTTAACAAAAATAAAAAG